CGCGTAGCTTGCTTAGGCGGTCGCTCTTATCTTTGGTTACGTTTTGCAGGTTTGGTCGAGCCGCGCTAAGCCTGCCCGTTGAAGTAGAGGTTTGCTTAAACTCAGCATGAATCCGATTGTCAAGGTCGAGACGATTAACATAGTTTGATATATAGGTGTTTCGTTCCTGATAAACCTCTTTGTACTCGATGATTCGCTTAACAATCGGGTCGTCGATGGTCTCCAGAACTTCCTTGGCAACCGATGGCTGACCCTTTTCGGTCTTCTGGGTCACCGGATAACCGAGAGTCTCATAAACATACTTGGCGACTTCCTTGTTGGCATAGGGATTAAAAGGCAGTTCCCCCTTGATTTCTGCCAAATGCCCGTCGAGACCTTCTGCGTATCGCTTTATAAACCCGGGGTCAACCTTAATGCCGCGGTCTTCCATTGCCATCAACACGTCCAAGAGGGGCATATCAATTTCCCAGAAATGTTTGGGCAGCTTGGGTTCCCACTTTTCCATCAACAAGTAGGTTGCAACGGAGTCCTTGGCGTTGTACTCTGCCTGGAGTTCCGGGTGGTCTTTAACCTCGTCCCAGTTAATCATCTGCATCCCCAGATGCCTTCGGGCAAGATACTTTAGACCGAGACCTCCAACCATAGTGTCGCCGGACTCTCCGGTATCCTCGGGTTTTTGGCGTCCAAGCCCAAGGCAATAAGCCATAATCATCGTGTCTAACACATTCTCTGGCTTTGGCACAGGCATCTTGTTTGCCCTGAGTTCTCGTCCATCATATTTATAGTTATGAAATCCTACATAAACGTCTTTGTTAAAGATTCGCTCAAGTTCTATTTGGTGGCAAGAACCGTAAGCCGACACAACTTTTAGCTTGCCGTCTGTATCTCGAAAAGCAATACTCCACTGTCCAATGCCACCTTTCTGGTCTGTTTCTGTATCTAAGGATATTAACTTTTTCCTGCTGTTTTCCATTCGTTCTCCTCGAACATCTTAATCATCTGGTGATTAGCACAGAGAGTCTGGTATCCTTCTGGGTATGCATCTCGCTGTAGCTTCCGATAAAATGAGACTCCAGTAGCCCTACGCTTGTCTCTGCCGATTGCCTTTATATGGTCTAGTGTTAATGCTCTTACATCATTGAACCCACAAACAACACAGGCACACTCTCCATTCCCATAATGAGTCAAAGTTTCACGTTTAAGGCTCATCCTTTGTTCTTTCTTATTTTGATACCACTTCCTCTGTTGCTGCTTTATTTTGTCTCTATGTTCCTTTCATAATACTTCTTATCATATTTCTCGTATCTAGACATTTATAAACCTCGTTAAGTCGAGAAACTCGACTACGGTATAATTTGAGTCAACTCTATCCGGCGGGTGTTCCCAATCATCAAGTAGAACCGCCCACAGCCTTGGTTGATGGAGTGCCGCGGCAGGATGGTAATTTGCCCATACGATTACCGGGATTTTTTCACCATCGAGATTAAGCTCGTAGTCAAAGAGTGTGCCGTGCATTTGGGAGATTCCATAGGGCGAGAATAAGCTAAGCGGGGTCGACCCAGTGGTTATGATTATTTCCGGGCGGACAATCTTTAGTTCTTCTTTAAGGAACGGGTAACACGCCAACCTCTCGGCTTTGCGGGGTGCCCGCATCTTTCCCGATACTCTGGGAGGCAAACATTTACAAACATTGGTGATGTAGCAGTCCTTAGTGTCAATCTTGGCAAGCTCAAGGAGTTGATTGAGTCTCCTCCCGCTGGCTCCCACGAAAGGAATCCCAGCTTTGTCCTCGGAACTCCCGGGAGCCTCCCCTAAGATAAGGTATTTCCTGCCCTCACCGATACCTGGCACTGGTTGGGTCGCACTCTGCCGTAGTGGGCATCGAGTACAAAGAGCTATTTGTTTGGATAATTCTTCCAGTTGTTTATCCACCATATTACCTTAAATTTGCTTGTCTAATAAGTTCTTTAGTGGTAACAAACTTGTCGTAGATGTTGATTTCCAAGCCCCGGAAAGCAATCAGCGGCGAGTCCTCGGCTTCCGGGTGTTCTTTGATGAAGTCCTCAGCCTCTTTAAAGGTCGAGAATCGCAGGTAATAGTCGTCTCCACTTTTGTCGATGCGATGGGGGTGGCACCACACGCGAATCTCTGGAGTTCTAAGGCTTTTTCTCCCCTGCATTAAATCTATTGCTGCTGGAATATTCATTTATTGTCCTTTCATCGGGAAAAAGTTTTGTACCTTTGCACCTTGCTTGATGGGTTCCTCTTTGGTCAATGGGCTGTCTTTTTCAATGACGTGGGGTGTTATCTGCCACACGACTTTACAGTCTGGGCAGCGCCACTTATCCACGCCCTCCCGAACCATCGGAGTTACACAAACCGGGCAGAACTGAATATATTTAGTTACGTCTGGCATATTATTCTTCCTCTGGTTCTTCTTCTTCGGGTTCTTCGGGGTCGTCCGGCAAACCTCCGCTTTTCGCCATCTTGCGTTCTTCTTCTTTACGCTTGGACTCGCGCAGCGCCGCCTCGCCGTCCTCGGAAAATGCTGGGTCGTAAATAAACCGGAACAACTGGTCTTCCAGGAACTTATATATTCGGCTTATCGGGATAAAGTAGCTCAGGTGGGTAATCGGGTTTGAACCAAAGAATCCCTGAATTACAGCAACCCTCGCCGGGACACCAAGAAACTCCTGGGTGTCTGCCAGGTAAACTGCCCCACCAGAATTGCCGAAGATTGTTGGGGCTGTCGATAACCAGTATTCGCGGTTGTCAATCTCACGACCAAACTGAGACAATACCCCGGTGGTTATAACGGGAGCCTCGCCCATGCCCGCCCCGATGGTCACTAAGGGCAGACCTAATCTCAGGTCTAAAACTTTATCTCGCGGAAACATTCGAGCAACCGCTGGAGCCTGCTCCTCGTCGCGTACTTTAAGCAGCGCCAGGTCTTCCTCAACATCGTAGGTTACAATGTCTGCTTCGATTTCGGTAGCACCGATGGCGCGGGAGGCATATTGGTACTTAAAGAAATCCACCTGGACGGTTGAAAACACGTCCTTGTCAACCTTACGTTTTAGCAGAGGCGACCATTTCTTTTCCAGTTTGATTGAGTCGGCAACTACATGATGGTTAGTTAATACGTAGGTCGAGCAGATTCCCTTTCCGTTAGGAGAGGCGCTATAAAGCACCGTTCCCGAGCCGCTGCCTTTGGCGGCGCGAACTCGACAATTGGGCAATAAAAATTCACGTCCGATTTCTTTCATTTTATTCCTTTCTTTCACTACTTTTCAAAAAAGATTTTGTCCATTCTCTTGATTTCCGGTCTAGTTCTGCGCGACCGGCATAGAATAGCTTAGAACATTCGGGACAAAGGTCTATGTCTCCGTCCTCGTCCCGAAGAACCGTGTCCCACCCATCTGGGTAATCATCGACAGAATCTATTTGTCTTAGCGCAGAAGATTCTTCCGTGTATCCGCAGCGGTCGCATTTAATAAATATCATCTTAGACCCCCAGTGCTGCAACTAGGTCTTCATAGGACGGGTTATCTATTTCCAGTCCCTCGATTTCCCGGTAGCGGCTATCTTTTACTTGCAGAGTCGTGGTTATCGTAACCTTGCCGTCCCTGGCTTTTTCGGATTTCTTAACCATCCAGGTCGCAATATCTACGGCTCCCTCGATTATCTTACATCCGTCTAGTTCCTTGTCCCCGGTGTTCTTATCGTCGATGTACTTGTCGCGCAGGTAGTGGGTAATCACCAGGTTTTTGCCCGTAAGCTGAACCCGTTGAATTAACGCACGAATCCGAGAGTACACATCCCCATATTGGTGCTGCATAATGTTGGCTTGCCCAAGTTCGGCAGCCCGCGCAATACGGGCAATCTCATACAGGTTTGTTCCGGTGTCTATAACCAGGGTATTAAAGTCCTTGCCACTGGCGGCGGACTTGTAATCTTTGTTAAACTCGTCCCACACCGCCTGGATTTCCTTTTGTACCCCCGAACCCCTGACCGAATCGATAATGGGCAGAGGATAGGTCTTGATGGTTATTTGTTTACCCGGGAAACGTTTGAGTATCGGGTCGTAGCCCAGGTCAAAGCTAAACAGGATTATCGGTTCGGGGAACGTTAAGGCAAAGGTGGTCTTGCCCACCTTGGGTGACCCCGCGACCGATAAAATCAGGGGCGGGACTACCGGGGTTTCTTTATTAACAGTTTGTTCCTTCGGCATAGCTCCTCTTTCTGATGTTTGTACTCGCCCTCGTCGACTTTTACCAGGGTTCCTCCAGCATAACCACAGTTTACACAGACCATGGCTTTACCTTTTGGTCGAGGTGCAGGCAGGTTCGGGTCGACCTCCTGGTTAGTGAGAGGGCGCTGAAACGTGGGGTTGGCTGTTCTTCTTCGTTTAGTCATTACCTTCCCTTTAAAGTGGTCATAAATTGTCCAAATAGCCGTCGCTAGGAGTGCGATAACAACGACCACCAGGAATCCCCATTTCACTTATTACACTCCTTGCCTCGGTAAGGGCAGTCTTTACATTCCCAATCCATCCCCGACATAAGAGCCTGGGGCTTAGGTAGCAATGCTTGAGAGTCTAGCAATTTCAACAGGAGGTCTCGCCGCGCCTTCATCATTTCCCAGTTCCGGTCGATTTCTTCCTGGGTAAACTCAAACCGAGTCACATCGAGCAACGGGTGGGCTTCCCAGTCCTCACCAAACTCGGCGACCAAAGCTTGAATTTTCGCTGGGTCTTTGGGCTTGTAGACCCATTTCCAGTTACCCAAATTGAACAGGCGGCTTAACCGGGCAGTCCGTACCCCCAAGACCTTACATTGATTCATAAGCTGACGAACGTAATGAACCGAGCCCAAGACTTCCCTGGTGCTTGAGGCGTCTGTTTCCTTTAGCTCCCAGGGAGTCCCGTCTTTCCACAGTGCATCCGGGGTTACTTGTATCCCGTCAAGTTCAACCGTCGGCTCGTCTTCAAGTTTTCGAGTGAGCCAGCGCTGACTTGCGGTTCCCCGCGCCATCCGTAAGACTTCGTGTTCCTTGGGCTTCTTTGGGCATACCCGACGAAGATAAGCCTTATTCAAACAAAAGACCAAATCCGACTGGTGTATGCCCGTCCGGTTCCCAAACTCCAGAGTTGCCATCCGGTCGAGGATTTCCTGTTTGGCTTCAAGGTCTTGGATTATTTCCATTATACCCCCCTAATCGACCGGACTCCCCCAACAGGAATCGCTATCCGGGCGACCGCCGATTTATCCATCGGGTTATAGGTAGCGCAAACCTCTATGTATTCGTCCGTCCATGCCATTAAGAACCCAGAGAAAGGCATTTCGATTAGTTTCTCTCGCTGATAAACGTCGGGCGTAGTCCAGCCCTGCGGCGAGGTAGCGTCTACCCAGGTTCCTTTGACCAGTTGAAACTTAGGCGGCAGCCGCTTGAGCCTTTTGATAAACGCCACTGATAAGCTCCAATCCGGCACACGCCTGTCTTGCTTTAAGTGCTTCTTTGTACTTCGGGTCACGCTTAGCTTTGGAGTCCATCATAACCAAGCGAACCGCCGTCGCTGGGTCTTTACCATCGATAAGTTTAGCGACGTGGGCATCTATGTCTTCCGGGTTTTCTTCACCCTCGACGAACACATAACATACAGACTCGACGGTTTCGCCTTCAATCTTGTACTTACGAGTCGTCCGGCGCAGTACCACGCGGGTTCCTACCAGGTCGCGCCACCCCTTGCCCGGTTCACCCCGGTCTTCCCACAGCTTCTCGGCGCTCTTGGCAAACACTTGGGTAAACTTGCCCTTCTTGCTGGGCTCTAAGATTCCAGGCGGGGCGTAGGTTATCCAGTGGTTCCAGGTGTCGTCTTTGAGTTCCGGCTCTGCAACACCCTCGTCCATTTCGCGGACTACCGCGTTGGTTAAAGTAACTTTAACCTGGTCGTTGACTACCTTGTCCGGGTTGTCCCCCTCAAATTTCTTGCCGGGTTCCCGTTTGAGTGGTTGGAGGTCGCCCTCGATTTCCACGATGGCGTTAAGACCACTCGCCTTAGCTTGACTGGAAAAGCTAATAATGTTGTCCGATTCTGTCATTCTCTCTCCTTTTATTCGACCAATACCCATTTAAGGGTAGATATTTCAGTCTCTAACGATAGATGAATCAAAGCTAATGGGGCGTTTATATCCACTGTTGCTGGGTTATGTCGCCCCGACTTATAACTCTCGTTTGCTTCGATTTCAGCAATGCGTTTTTGGATTTCCGCTTTGGTTCGCATTTGTCCCTCCTATTCTATTATACCACGACGGTCGGGGTTTTGTCAAGTTTTGTCGACCCACTCATAAATTCCCCGCGCCGTTCGGGCAATCATCCCAGCCTCAAGAAGCTGGTTTAAGGCTCGGCTTACCTGACTGCGGCTACCAAATTTTTGCTTTTCTATTTCCTTCGCATAAACAATTCTCTCCTTCTTTATGTATTCTAGTATCTTCTCGTAAATGGTGGGAGCAAATTCATCGACCGCTTCCACCGTTTCAAACTCAAACGTCTCCCCCAATTCCGCTAAGATTCCGTCGGGGGGCGCCTGGGCATGGCGCATAACCTGTGGGGTAACCCTCACGCGCAGAGGCTCCCCTTTCTTGGAGACCTTCTTGATGCTGATGTTAGCATCGACCCACCCCTCCAACGAACTGGAGCCTCGATTATGCTGGGTGTTCCACCCTGTATGGTCAAATATCACGATGGAGCAATCGAAAGCCTCGATTACTTTATCCAGATAGTCGGTAATAATTGATGTGTCATGGCTGGTATTTTCATCCCCGGAGACCAGTTTTATCTTTGGGTCGAGAATTACAACCATACCCTGTTCAGGTGCCCGGAGCCTATTAACCGCTTCGACCGCCCTCCACATCACGTCTTGCCCTTCTTTTTTGTCCAGTTTCATGGCAAAAGTTGTTCCTACAAACACGTTGTCGTAGTTCTGCTTGGTGTCTCGCATCCTGCCTTGGAGAATTTCCATGCCCATTTCAAACTGGAGGTACAGTACAACCGCCTGAGTTGTCGATAGCCCCAAGAAGTCCTCGCCGGAACCAATACAACGAGCAAGCTGTATAGCAAGGTAGCTCTTGCCGGACTTTGCCGGGGCAAATATTAGAGTCTTGCCCTGTCGCGGGAGCCATCCGTTACCAACGTAAAACGGAGCAGGCACCAAGGGCAGATGTAAGAAATCCTCGGCTTGATATACAAAACCCCCGATGGCTGGTTTAGTTTTTAATTTCTCCAACACGTCGGGGTCGAGTTCCTCGTAGGGAACCAGGATATAATCCTGCTCATCTTCGTCCCAGAGCCAATATCCTTCCTTCATTAGTCCCTCTTATTGGTATTTTTATGTTCTTGTAGATATTTCAATCTCAATAATTCAGGATAGTGAACACATGATGGGCATTTTTTACTACCAGTCCCTAGACTATTTCGGCACTTGGAACAGATTATCTCTGCTATCTGTTCTTTCAATGATTCGGGTCTTAACTGATGGGATAACCTGCGCTGGACTGATTTACTTTCCATATCTATTCCCCCTCTTTCTCTGTAAGGGCTTGTAGATTATTGTTTGGGATAAATCTTCCTGCACCATGAGTTAAGCACTGACCTTCGGTAATAGCGATACTATGCTCAATAATCCAGTTAATCCACATCTCCCTATCCCTCCTATGCTTCACGGTTAAGATATTTTGTTTTGAGTTTGTTTATCCAACCCTTTTATGGAGAGGGTAGAGCTTCGGATGCTTCCAATAGGGAGTTTACCCCGAAGCTAAGAAGCCTTTGCAACGACTTCCGTTCACCCAACAGGGCTACCCCACCCTTGCTTGCCAGTAGCCAACTCTGGAAATGTCCCAGACCTTGCCCTTTCCTGGGATTGCCCTACTAAAGCCTTTGATATTGTTATTCACAATACGACTCGTTCGGGTGGCAAGCTGTTTGAGCCTACTCGACCACCTATTCCAACTTTGGTCTTCCATTTCCCAGGTCTACCCGTATCATTCGCAGACGGCGGGCGGTTGGTTACACCCACCGTAGTCCTTACGGGTTTGCCTCCACCGTTATGGTTTAATACTCCCTCGGCTCAAGGTTACTTAAATGCAACCGCAGTTATTTCTTTATCGAGGTCTTCCGCCGTAAACTTAGCGATTAATTCGCTTCCTCGGTGTCCAAGACTTCCTCCCGTAGCGTAAACCTTGACTACGTCTTTACCGATTACTTCGTCGTAGTGGATGGAAACTCTGGCTCCAACATTCCACCCCCTTATATGACTCGCGATACCACTCTCTTTACTTCCACCACAAGAAGCTGCTCCACGGTTGCCTTGAATGTCCCCATAAAAATGCGACATATTATCCCCCTTTTGACTTCCGTTCTAATTCCCGCCCAGCAGGGTTTTGTTCCCGGCGAACCCAAGTAAATCGAACCTCGTCGAACTCCGACGCTAAGCTCAAAACGAGTATTCGCAGGTCGTTGAGTCTCGGCGACCGTGCCGCATACTCCCCGTTTAACTGGCGAATCATTACCTGGGAGTCCGACAAGATTTCTACCCGGCGGATTCCTTGATTCTTGGCGGCTTGTAGGGCAACCAGACATGCTCGGTACTCAGCTTCGTTCCCAGTCACCGCGCATCCATTGGTTTTGACTGGTTGACGAACAGGACTCTGGGAGCCAAGGACATAACAAATCTCTTGGTGGCTGCCGTCGGTATAGATTTTAGTCGGTGATAGCGATTTCGGTCTGGGCATGAAACACGACCTCGTCTCCTAAAGGAAACAAATAGATTTCATCCTCGGGTATTCCATCTGAGTCCATAAAGAAGGCAATGGCTTTCTTAGCGTCTTCGAGAGTATCTTCGGTGCGGTAAATGGAATAGGCGTCACTGATAACTAAATACTTTCGACTCTCCTCAACGGTGGGTTTTTCTTTCTTTTCCATAGTTCTCCTCCCGTTTGAAATATTTCGGTTCCCGGTAATCCGGGCAGGTAGTGGTATTGCCACAAGATTGGCTGCCCCAGTGTCCCCGGTCGCACTTGCCGCGAGTCAGGGGATTGTAGTAAACACACAGCTTTTCGGGCATTTATTTTTCTGGTTCCAGCATGGATTCGAGCAGTTGCCAACCCATTCCTGGGTAGGAGTCGGAATCAAGGTCTACTTCGTACCATTGTTCTTCATCATATTTGCCGGGGTATCCCCGGGGGGTCAAGTCTAGAACTGCGGTAACGGTTCCAACGGTTTTTCTTCGGCTTGTTAGCATACTGATTGATTCCAGGTCGGCGGTTTCCTTTATCCTGACTCTGTCTCCCTTTTTGAATTTAGGTTTCACGGTTTACTCCTTTCTCGTAGGAAATTATGTATTCCTCGTCTATATCTATTATACCACCGCGTATTCGTGGCTTGTCAAGTGGGCTACGATACGTGTGGTTATCCACCGGGACATAACTGGGCAGTCTTTGGTTCCGAGGCGTCCCCGCTATGATAGTCTCCAACGAGTCCCAGTAAGCCCCAGCAAATCCGGTTCGGATGCGCTCCCGATTCTCGGCGGCGCGTTGAGGGTTTGGGCACATCAAGCGCCAACGCGGGTCTCCAGGATTGAATTTGTTTGACACTACGGGCTCCTTATCGTTTGATGGTATATTATTAAACAAATATGCCATATTGTTTAATAACAGAAAGGGATACTCAACGGGAGTTTATTAATGGATACAGCACTATTTAAAAAGAGTCCTTCAGGTAGGCTTGTCAAAGCTTCCGGTGGATATTGGGCTTTTGTGCCATTATTGTAGCCTTTCAGCCAACAATTATAGCACAAAACGTCAATAATAAAAACCGTCGGGTTGCTCCTTTGTTCCCCCCACCCCCTTGTTTTTATAAACAAGGGGGGATGGAGGGTACAAACTCACAGGATAGAACCCGTTTAAGTCCCCGGCGAGTTCGTTTGTCCCCCCCTATTCCCAGTCGTTGTCGGTATCGGTTGCCACGCCCACTGCTAAGGCTAGGGGATAAAGGGTTTGGCAAGTAGCCCTTGTCCGTGCTTCGTAGTGTTCATCGGGTTGCTCTCCTGACCTGATGGCTACACCAACCTCGCCTGCCCACATTTCCTCGGAGAACTCCTTGGTGAACTTTTCCTCCCGCATGATTTCCCTGAAGCGTTCCTTGTTCATTTTACTCCTTTCTTTGTGGTGGATTTTTAAACATTGTGGTGGTTATTTTAGCTACGGGTCTATCGGATGGGGAGAATTGTGGTGGTTATCTACTAGGAGCTATGCCAATGGTATCTAAAAGAATGTTGCGCATAGTATCGTTGTCTGGAATTATTATACCAGCAAGTTGAGCAAGAACAGAAGATGGGAGAGATTTGGATTCTAATGTTATTTGGACTTTACCCATTATTTAGTCTCCTTATTTGGAATAGCGATAAATTGCAAGTGTTTGAATCCTTGTGCTTTTAGTTCGGAGTTTAACTTCTTAACAAGTTGCTTTACTTGCTTTGATGTTAGCACCATTTTTAACATACTCCTTTATAAGCCATATGCTTTGCCTTACTTCTTCGAATGCCCATTTCGAGATACATAAGGAATAATTGTCGTTTCAATTTATTCATGTGCTTGTTTTGGCATTGTTTTGGTAACGGACGACTGATTAGATTTGCCATTTAGCTTCTCCTTTCTTTTTAATCCCTCCAACTTAATTCTTTTGCCCAATCTGGGAAAATCAGCTCAGCAACCTCTTGTGGGAGTTTTTCGCCATTCGCTGCAACCGAAGCTTCGTCTGAGTCAATCCAGGGAGTTTGATGATAAGCAGACCAGTCGTTGACACCACCTTCAACTGCCGCAACTGTTATAATTGTTCCGAGACCAGTTTTAGAGTAACAGAATCCAGGCATGGCAAGAAAGTGAAGTTTTGGATAGTTACCTATCATTATTCTTTTGGATTCAATTCTATTCATTGTGCATCCGATTCCTTTCTTCTTCAATAGATATTGTGTTCTTATATATCTCACAATAGTTTTCGAGATGATGTTTTAGACCTATTAGGTCAAAGTCTTTTTCATCGCAAAATGGACAAGTTATATCTTTTCTTCTGTCGCTATTCCACCCACACCATTTACAATCACCGACTTTGCAAGAACGAGAGCGTCCTGGACACAAGATTAAGTCTCGTTCTTCATCTGTATAGGGCATAATTCCTCCTTCACTTCTTTATCCCAATTAGCAGGTGTTTCAGATTCAAGTTTAAAAGCATAGTTTACTTCGTCATCGTCCCCGTCATCATAGTAACAAACTACTTCTCTGTATGCGCCAAAGTCGTGTGGGAATTCCTTGACAGATAAGTAAGCACCACCAACTGGCGGAGCCCGGGGTCGTCCGCTGACCAAACGATTTTCTTTACGATTAACGTGGGGCTTAGGTCGTGTAGGGGAACCACTTGGTCTCCCACCTTAAACTTTGGCGCTGGTCTTGGGGGTTTCGCTTCGTAGACCCGCTTGCCTACCAGAACCGCTGGGTAGCACACGCCGTGCCCCGTTGGGCTTGGTGCTTGCTTTCCCAACGGCGTAACCTCGTAGATGTGAGGCTTATGTTCCCGAATCTCTCCGAAAACAAAGTCCCCCTCAAGCCAACGCTTTGCCTCCTCCAGGGTTTCATAAATAAATATTCCGGGGGTTTCGGGTGGAGCATAGGTTATTTTTCCTTCGGTATAGGCAAGAACGGTCTTCTCGGCAGCGCAGATTCTTTGGACGTTGCAGGATACAGACATGCCACCTGGGGTCGTCCGGCAAACCTTATACATTTTGGGTGTTTCAGGTACTTGGTTGCCTGTTTTAAACATTTGTTTTTTCCTCCTTAAAACAATTTTAGTTGTGCTAGATAATCGCCAAAGTCGTCCGACTTTCCTCGAACCCCACACCAAAGCTCCGCCTGCCGTTGAGCAACGGTTAAGCCGCGAATGTTCGCGTCCGCCCGGATGGTTCGTTCAATGAGGTCATACTCGGACTTGTTCGGTCTGTCCTTGTTGGTGATTCCAAATAAACGCATCAACCAAATATCGACCGGGACGAATTGTTCGTTGCCAATCAGGTTTTGATATAAGGCTCGACACTTACGCCCATTGGGTTGTCCGTTCTTTAGAACCCCCTGAATAGACTTGTAATGAGCGTATATAAACGACTCCCGCTTCACGGTGCCGGTTGTTTTAATCTGCCAGTATGCTATGTCTGCGAGACGGGCGGTTGCCGATACCGTTGAGCGAGCAGATACCGCCGCTAACAACGCGCATACCAGTTTCCAGTCTTTACCGTAGCGGCGCTTCACCGCCTGGCGAGACCTCGTGTACCAATAGCGCCCCGGTCGCATGGGTTTCCTCCTTTTCTGCTATTAATGTAAACTTGGGCTGGCTGTCGTGGCTGCGGACGTAGCCGCAGTTAGGGCAGACTGGGGTAAAAGTTAGGTTATCTACGGTGAAGGTCTCTCCGCAGCTGGGGCACCGTAGGGTTCCGTGGTTTCGACTCAATGGTTTCCTCCTTCTTCGCTATTTTATTTGCCGTTCCTTCATCTGCCCGGACTATGATTGCCTCGTCCCCGTCGTTAATGTTGCCGTAGCGCTGGAATTTGTCAGTTAGATTTTTTCCAGATGCTTGACGCCAATACTGACCTGGTGGTCGGGGCGAGTGCCCATCTTACCGAAGCTGGGGCTTTCCACGATAACGAAGTCGTTGCCGCTCGGGGCAACAACCACACCCTCGTCGCCTTTGTTTACCCGACACTCGCCGTAGCGGGGGCAAGACTTGCAGGCGTCGTCGATAACCCGTACCTTGTCTCCGACCCTGAGGGGACTATCGTCATGGGGAGCGTCGGAGTCGGCTTCCGCTATGAAGTTTCGGCTGGGGTCAAGGGGGGTTTCGGGGTCGTCAGTGGGGGTCAACGCGTCCCACTCCGAGAAGAACCAGATGCCGTGAGGTTTGTTATTGGGGCTGCCGGGGTTCCAGTTGGGATTGACAACCTCGTACATGGAACCACCGCTTTTCCGGCTGGTTGAATCGAAGCGGATAATGGTTCCGACGTCCCCATCGGCAACGTTTCCACCAACGTGTAAGTCTTCGCGGAAAGGGTGCTCTCCGAGGGCTACCATGAGGTCGTCCATGGGTGAAACGATTTTCGACAAGTTTACCCGTACCCTACCTCCGACCTTTAGTGCTGTCTTTGTTTGTTTAACCATTTCGTTGTTCTCCTTTAGCCAGCCTCCCGATTCTCGATGAGGTCTTACGGCTTGGGGTTTAGCCACTGTTAGATTACCATGCCCACTGGGGGTGGAGTCAAGTCCCTTTAGCTAAGACTTGGGTTATCGAAAGCATCAAGGAACACCTTGGGAACCTCGGCGCTTAGCTCTGGTGCTTCAAGCTTAGCGAGGGCGTAGCCTGCCGCAAAGAAACCCCCTGCGATAGCGGCAAATGCTTCGGGGGGGAGCGCCATCAACATTGGAAACTGCGCTAATGAGTTTCCTGTTAGGGAATCGAGCAGTTCAACGTTGTCTTTAAGACACTGCCTGACCTCATCCTGATGTTCCTCCAGCCAAGGCAAAACCTTACCGGATGGACATAAGTCTCTCCGAGCGCATGTTTGGCACACTCCTTGGACATGCCCGTTGGGTGAACACATGTTGTTTTTCTCCTTTCCTTTTTAATCGCCCGCCCACGCGTGGGTCAAAACTAATATAATCCGCCTTCAACCCAGTCGCTTGCTA